GCGAACCCGCCCCTATTTCAAACGATCAAAAGTCTTTGCTCGAGCTCCCGATTAGGCGAGGCTCAAGTTGAACAGCACGGCCGCGCTCTCGATGCCGCTCGCGGCACCAGTCGGAGTAAACCGACCCATGCCGAGACGCATCGACCACACGAGGCGGGTCTGGTCAGAACCGATGAGACGCTCAGCTTCGAGCTTCACACGGCGACGCCAGCCGACCACATAGCCGCGGCGGTTGAAAGCGGCGACTTGCCCGAGAGTGTTGTTCCCGCCAGTCGTGCTGACCTTGCCGTCAGCTTCGGTCTTGCTCATCGCCATTGACGAGATCAGCGGGTGACGACCGATCTTGAGCTGTTCGCCAGCGAGCACGGTCGCACCAGCACCGTACTTGTCGACAGTCAGCACTTCGTCTTGCAACGCGATCAGGTCAGCAGACTCGGGGTCTGCGACGTAGATCAGATCAGTCGGGTCGATGGGATGACCCCAGTCCACAAAGCGGGCGCTGTCGATCATTTTGCCGCGCAGTTTCAAGAGCTTGTCGTACAGCGCCACGGCCGCGCCGCTCATGTCGGTCTGATTGGTGGTCACATCGACCAAGCCAACGTGCCGGATGCCGTCGAACGCCAGATAGTGCTTGGTGTCGGCGGGGTCAGCATCGTCGAGGTTGATGTTGCCTGTGCCTGCGTTGGTGGTGTCGCCGTTCAGAGCAAGCGAGTCGGAGTAATGGCGCATTCCGAGCTCAGCTTGGCGGCGCAGGAAAGGCACGAACGGCAAGATCGCGTCCTCTTCCATTTCGCCCGAGAACATCTGATGCAAGACGAATTTCTTCGCGTCGACTTGCACGCGCTGAGATCCAGTCTTGACGGTCGAATAGTTCGCGCTGTTGTTCGCAGTGCTTTCGCTCACGAACAAGAGCTCAGGGATGTCGACCTCGACGGGCAGGTACGCGGTCGGGGCAGTCATCTCGAACGATTCGATGCGGCTGAAAATCACGCTCTCGCGGCGGGCGGCTTCCCACAGATCGCCGACGTATTGAGCGCCGACGAGCTGAGAGCCATAGCCGCTTTCAGCGGTGTCCATGGCGCGGATCGCGCGCTGGTACGCCTCAGTCAGCTCGAATGCGCCTTTCTTGGCGAGCACGCGATCTTTACCGTAGAAGCGGGCGAGAGGGATGCGGGGAAACAGATCGTCGAGCGCCTTGCGATCGATCTTGCGGATTTCTTCGTCGGGGATGTACACCGCGTCAGAGATCGCTTCAAACGTGTTCTTCAGCTCGTCGCTTGGGCCTTTATACACACCGTCGCCCGTCGCGCGCTTCTGACCCGTCAGAGCGTTCTGCAAGTCAAACAAAAGCTCGACCTCGGCAAGACCGAGATTGTGGCGAGCGAATTTCGTGCCGACGAGCTCGCGCTCAGTCGTGTTGTCGCCGAAGCGCATGCGACGGATAAATTCCTCGTCGCCCTTGAGGTCGTCGAGACCCTCGCGAACCCACGCCTTGACCTGATCTTCGGTCGGCGCTTTGTCCATGGCGCTCATGCGTTGTTCGATTTTCTCGAGAAACGCGCCAAACTCTTTCTCAAGCTGTGTGTCTTTGTCAGGCATTTACTTTTCTCCTTGAGTAGGTGATAGCAGATCGTCGATCTGCTTTAGTTTGAGCTCTACACCAGACACGTCTGACGTTGGCTCAGGCGTTTCGTCGCCCGCGAGATCGATGTACAGATCATCGACGAGCGATCTGATCGCCTTTAGACCTTCCCTGACCCGCGATCGCGTTCCCCGCTCTAAGAGCGGTTCGCTGAATTGATCAGGGAATGTCTCTGCCTCGCCCTCGAGGAACAAGCCAGCTCGCATCGCGCCCGTGTAGGCACGCAACGCAACAGGCTCGATGTACTCAGGGGCGATCTTGCCAAACTGCTGATAGTGTCGAGCAAGGTGTTCATACACCCCGCGCACAGCCTCATCCGGTACTCCAGCAGTGCCGCAGTAGAGATCGACCATACAGGCCGCCACACTGCGCCAAACTGCCTTCCCGTCTTTGCTGTGATGCAAGAGGTAGAACTCATGTTGATCGTCGGCAAAATTGCCGACGTAAGCAAACAGCTCGCCGAACTTGTCATCACTCAGATCGTGCGAAGCTGGGAAATCTCTTTCGTCGCTGAACTCATACTCGAGTTCGTGAGTGCCTTTGTTGTGAGGTTTCACAACCCCCGGCCGATAAGCTGAGACGTTGAGCGGTGAGCCCGTGATCGAGACGCGAGTGCCGACGCGGGTGACTGCACCCATCACGACGACATCAGAAACTTTCTCGCCGAGCTCGACGAGCATTTCACCGAGCTCACTGCGTAGGGTTCGAACCTCAGCCATGCCGCGCTCTTTCAAAGCAAGCGGGTCGGCAGGCACAGGCACAGCAGAAATCTCGAGCAGTTCTGCTCGAGTGATCGTGAACGGTTGTCCCGCTTGTGCAGGCTCAACCTCGAGCGTTTCCCACTGCACAGACAGCGCATTCAGAAAGCCTTTGCGGTACTTGCGCTCGACTGAGACGGCGAACGCGTCGTCTTGATCGAAAATAATATCGACCATCAGATTCTTGCCATCGATAAACGCATCGCCGCGGCCAATGGGCGGGGTCTTGCCGAATAGATCGTGCGCCCACAAGATGACAGGGTTCAGTTTGTAATTGTCGAGCTCCCACCCCTTAGCATCGATGATCATGTTGTCGCGTGCGATCTCAGACGTTGACGCAACAAAGCGCATCGCAGTTCCCATTTCGCCGACGACCTCGTCAGCTCGATAAGCCCGCATCAGTTTTTTCTTAGTCGACATGGGGTACGACCTCCAATTTGTCTAGTAGGCGTTTCAAATATTTCTCAGTCATCTTGCGATCTTTCTGCATTATGAACGGCAGATGCACAGCGCCGATCGGTGAGCGACCGACCTTTTGAAAATAAGTGCGCTCGTCGATCACGGGCATCATCGAGCAACGGCACTGAATGTCTTCCTCGGGCAAGCCGATCTGTCCGGGCGCGTCGCCTGCGCCAGCGCCAACAATGAAATCCTCGTCGAGATCGATCGGCTCTTGCTGATAGCGGTTGTGGGCTTCGATGTGCGTCTCTCGAGTGCGATCGTCGAGAGTGCCGAGCCAGCTTTTCTTTGAGACGACCTCGCTTTGCTTCCAGCCGATCAGCGTGCCACCGTTGACAGAGCCGTTGACCTCAGTGCGTGCGATCACCTCGGGGGTTGATCGAATGCGCTCTGCCATGATCTGTTCAACACGATCAGCAAGAGACGGCACAGCTTCACCAGCCGCCATACCCTCAGCGAGAGACGACTTGAGCTCATTCCATGTAGCCTCGTTGACGAGCTCTGCAAAGCGTTGCGTGCGTCGCTCCATGAAACGAATGAATTGCGGGTTGCTCAGATCAAACGCGGCGCTCACACCTAAATCTTCCATCGCGGCTTGGCCGGCATCTGAGACGATAAAAGAGATCACAGGGCGAACAGACTCGCGAAACGTCTTAGTCCACTCAGCAAGACTGAACGGGTTGAGCTCAGCTTCGCTCGGCGTTCGTGCACTGCGCGCCTTGAGCTTTGCGAGCACACTTGCGCGCTGGCGCTCGAGCAATGCGATCACTCGATCGCTGAGCTTCGTCTCGTACTTGCTCGCGCGGCGAATGTGTCTCTGCCAGTGAAACTGATGTCGCTCGTCGCCGTAGACGATCGGGCTGTACGAGCGCACACCGCGCTCAGCATCGTCGTCATCTTCCTCGTCGACTTGATCATCAGCAGGCTCGTCGTCGGGCTTCGCGTCCATAGCTACATCAGCGAGAGAGAATTGCTTCCACCAAGTGTCGCCCCATGGCATTTTTTTGAGACCGAGCTCCTCGCGTTGCTCGTTGATCGTGATAACGCCCGAGGCGATCTGACCGCTCGCTCGCGTCCACTTGTCATTCTCGGCTTCGTTGAGCACAGCCACACCCGAGAAATCGAACTCAACGTAGGTGTCTTTTTGCAGGCCGAACATCGGCACGAGTTGCTCGGTCAGTTCAGTCTGTAAGAAGCGAGCCTCGGGCTTGATCGCTCTATTCCACACAGCGCGCTCGGCTTCGTGAGCGTTGCTATAGATCGCTTGCCCGCCGATGAGATCAGGGGGAATCTTGTAAGCGCGAGCGATGTCGTCGAGAGACCACTTGAGCGTCGCAATAAACTCAGCGTCTTTCATGCTCATATCCACTTTTTCAACGCCGACAGACTGCCTCATCACCATCCAGCGATGATGTCGGTCTTTGCCAGCGAAGCGGCGCTCCATGTTTTCTTCGAGCTCGTCGCTCTGCTTGGGCGACCACGCAACACCCTCAGGCGGCTTGATCACACCGCCCAACAGCATGCCTTGATCAAAGAAATTTTTGTTTGACTTCATTGCTGACGTGCTGATGTCTGCCGCGATGCGCGCCGCGGCCAGCGGCGAGAGACCCTCGTATTCGTCGATCGGGTTCGGGTATCTCAGCCAAACAGTTTCAGCAGGCGAGAACTCGAGCGGCTTACCAGCGCCGGGGTCGTACTCGAAATGATCAATGTATTTCGTCGGGTGAGGAATTACTTTTACACGATCGGGGCGCGCCCACCAGATTTCTTGCGGCGCACCTTTGCCACTCGCGCCACGCTCAACAAACCAAAACGCCTTACCCCACAACGAGAGCGAGAGCTCAGTCATGTAGAGCAGGCGGTTCAAAGTCCAAAACGGATTTACTTTATTTAGCAGATCGTAGAGATCACCGCTCGTCTGCTCGATGCCCTTGATCTCGTCTTTGACTTTCATGCGCTTGAGAGTTTTCAGGGGCGAGCTCGAAAGCAGATCCGCTCGCAGGTTCGAGCACACATACACGCCGTTCGACGTGGCAATGTAATTGCCATACTCTGACGGGCTGAATTTCTTGTCGCTCAGCGGGTAGATCGGAGTCGAAACGCCCTCACCCAAGAGGTACGAGCGCGCACGCGGCGCAAGCTGTTTGTTGATGTCGTCAAGAATTGACATTGGTCGCTCTGTTGAAACCCACGATCGCGGCGGCGATTATGAAACGAACGAACAGGCTGATCTTCCCACCTACCCAGCCGAGCGCGACAAAGGGAAAAGCGATGAGCCAAACAACGCCGCTCATCAGGTTGATCTTTTTCGTGCGCTCTCTTATTTCACTCAGCATATAAAAAGACGCTCACCTCTCGAATTTGAGAGCGAGCGTCTTAGAGACGGTGACTCGACGTGCACCTTACCAGATACGGGGGTTCGCTGTCAAGCGCCCCCACATGCAGACTTATAAGTTAATTTGCAGATTAACTTCTAGCCCTCATCCCCTGTCGGTTCTTTCGACGAGATCGAATAGCGCTTCTCGATCAGGCGCACAATGCCGATCACCTCGCGTCTGAATGGCGATTTATCGGCGATTAGCTTTACGATCGCAAGCAGATAACGCCGAATGCCTACCCAAAACTCGCGCTCATCCATTCCTGCCTGCCTCTCGAACAATCTTGCGTTTCGTTTTCTCGAGCACGTCGCCGACCACTTTCACAGTCTGCTCGCGGATCTGGCGCGCCGCGATCAGCTCAGTAACAGTTTTCTCGATCGCGTCCTTGTAAGGCGCGAGCATCGTATAGATCACCCAGTAAGGCAGTTGCTTGAATACGATCACTGGCCTCGTTAGTCGCCAGCCGCCATCGATCAACGCAATACCGATCGGGGTCTTGTGCAGAGGCACAAGCACAGTCATCTTGCGAGTTTCGCCGCCGACGCTCATTTCGCCAACCTCGGGATGAGACCTTTTGCGATAGCAAGATTCATGTGCGACAACGAGAGGCAAATCTCAACGAGAATCTTCGAGACGATCTGCCTGCCGCCCTTTCGACGATCAAGCAAACGCTTCGAGCGCTGAGCCCATCGCGTCGCGGCCGCGTGATATTCCTTGCCGAGCTTCGCTTTCTGAGCGAGCGCCAGCAGACAGTAGAAGCCCCACAATAACTTTATTGCTTTCACGATGACAAGCTCCCTTCAAGATCGGCGTTCCAAAACGCATGCACTATAGCATCAGCGAGATCAGTCGATACGCCGATCTCAGCCCTGATCTCGTCTTTAGGCTTGATCTGGATTCTTCCGTTCGACGTTTCCCACCACTCAGCGGCGCTCAGCTCTTGCAAGAGGCTCGAATATTTGTCGCTGAAATCAGGCAGACAAATAAAGTGCCCGTTCGCGGGGTTGAGCAGATCGCGCAATCCCCACCACGCGGCCGCTCTCACGTTGACAAAGCCGACGACGCCCGTTTCGTCTCGTTTTTTCGTGCCCGCACCAGCGCTGAATGAGATCACTGAATAGCCCAGCTCAGCGAGACGATCTACCACGCCCGAGCCAATTCCGATCACGTCGACAACGTAGCTCGTATCCTCGCCACCAGCGTTCACCAGCTCGCCCGTAAATTGCATCGTGTCTCTGCTCTTGCTCGTGAAGATGTTAGGGATGACCTCGCCCCACTCGCCGAACTCATCAACGTACTGAGCAGGCACAGGGCATTTGTAGCGTGGGGCGTAAGCGCCGCGATCACCACCGCGGCCAACGTCAGCGCCAATGACGGGCGGCTCTTTCGTCGTGATCTTTTCGCCCGCTTCTTGCCATGCGTTGTAATGCTCGATCGCTCTCTGCACCCAAGAGACGGGGATGACGGTCGACTCTGTGTCGCTATCTGCGAACTCGCCGAGCACGCGATTTTGATAGCGCGGGTCTTCCTCGCCCCACAGCTTAGCCATGCGCGCAACCCACTCAGCAGAGATGCGCCCAGCCTTGATCACACGATCGATCGTAATGTGCATCGGGTCCCAGTGCTCAGTTCCCTTTGCTCGCTGGTGTATCTCGTAGAAGCGGCCACGAGCTTCACCGGGGGTCGAATTAGCTATGCCGTATGCTTCCATACGGGTATCAGCACCAGCACCCGCAAAAGCCCCCTCTGTAGCGTCGAACGTGGCTGTCTGAATGGTCTTGGCCTCGTCGTAGATATAGACGACGCGCTCAGCGTGAGCACCCTCCATCTTGGCAGGGTCATTCGACGCCGCCGCGAAAGCCTTTTGAGTTTCGCCGATGCGCAGTGCTCGAGCGAGAAGCTCTGTTGATCTGAACGGCTCGCGGCCGATCTTATCCCAGCGCAGTTGCCGAGACCACTTGTGAATCTCAGGCCACAGAAATTCTGTGAGTTGTCGCCATGCCGAGGCTGTCGTCGGCACGATCACGTCGGGCGCTGTCATCACGCCCCATAGCACGGTTATCGACGCGAACGTCGTCTTGCCCGTTCCGTGGGGCGCACGCATCGACAAGAAATGATTTTCACCAAGCCGCGCAAATCCCTCGTCTTGGTACTCGGTCAACCCGCCGCCCTCAGGCCAGATGATCAGATCGTGCGCAAAGGCGAGCGGGTCGTGGCCGTATGTCTTTTGTAGTTTGTGGGCGATCGTCAGATCAGTCGGCATAGCAAGCGCTTCGATCAGCCAGTCCTCGAGCACGTCTTGCGCAGAGCCGCCGCTAAGGCGTATCTTTTCTTCGAGCTGTTTGACTTGAGCGCCGTATGAGTACATCTATCTGATCTTCCCGAGCGTCTTTGCCATGTGCTCTTGAATGCGTTGCAGTGCGCCTTGCCCGCCGCTCACACGACCAATCTCATTGCGAATTACGTCGACGAGCTCGAGCATGATGCCTATAACCCATGCTCGCTGGATGAACTCACCCTTGTCGGTGTTGATCTGCCGCTGTGTGTCCACGACGCGCCGCGTCTGCTCGATCTGCTTGTTGAGCTCAGCTCTTGACTCGACTGCTGAAACGCCGTCGTCAATGATCTTGCCAAGTTCGACGTAATATTTCGCAAAGCGCTTTGTGTCATTGCGAGCCTGCGCCGCGATCGCTTTTTTGTAGGTGTCTCGAAGCGCATGCCACAGATCGACGGTGTTGCCGAGCTCGCTCTCTTGCAAGACCTGCAAGAGCATCGTGCGCGTGAGCGCCGCTTCTTGCTTTAGGTTCACGACCTCAGGGTCGTCGAGAAATTGTTGAAATGCCGGCGCTAAATCTTTGGGGACGTACTTAGAATAATGACCGTGCTTGTACCCTTTCGCCGCGACACCTTTGAGAGATTTCCCACCGTGAAAGCGACACGCATCGCCCTCATGATCGACGGGTTGCTCGCAATGGCGATCAGTGCCGCACTCAGGGCAAGCCCAAAGCTCGTACTCTGCCTTTGTATAGCGATGTGCGCATTCAGGGTTTCTGCAAGATTTCTTCCTGCGCCCGCATGTGAACTTTTCATTTGGCATTCGTGGGGGTTTCTTTGAACCCATCGCTCATATAAACGCCGTAATAGTCCGTCCTGCCCGGCGCTGGCTCGCAGGCAGGGCAAGGGTCGCCAAATAGATCATGCTTTGCGCAATAGTTCATACGAGGCGGCACGTCAAGCGGGTTGTGCTGAGGGCACAACGTCGAACTTTTCGCGTCGTCGTAAACTCTGCCGCAGTCAGTGCAGACAACAAGCATTTCTCACCTCACGCTTTGAAAACCAATAAGTACTCGTGATTCTTTGGAGCGATGCGCTTCAAGTTGAAATCGACTGCAAAGAGCCTGTTCATCCCGCCGACCAAGCCCTCGATTATCCAAGTGTCGTGCAGGGTGTAGCCCGCTCGCCCGTACAGTGCGATCGTGTCGGTATGGTAGCTATAGAACTTGCCCTCTCTGCGAAAGTCATTGACGTTGACCACGACCCACGCACCCGCCTTGAACTTGGGATGCCACGCTTTCGCTACCTCGTACATGCTCTCGAGAAAGGCGGGGTAAGTGCTGTTTGTGCCGAGCTGTTCAGGCTCGTTGCCGTAGAACTCGATATCCCAATAGGGCGGCGACGTAAAAGAAAAATCGCCGATGCCGTCAGGTATGTCGAGAGGCGTTCTGCTGTCGCCTCGAGTGATGTTGATGCCGACCTCAGGCTGATCTCTGATGATCAGCTTTCGCACATGCTCGCAGTAGGCAAAGAAATCCTCGCTCACGTCGTACCCCCAATAATTGAGCGAGCGCATCTTGGCAACCTGCATGCGCACACCCTGTCCCATGAACGGGTCAAGATAGTTGTCAAATGGCTTGGCGTAATACTTGATGCAAAAGTCGACGAGCTCTGCTGGCATTGTCGACGCTCGAGCGCTGTCTTGCTGTGTTGCTTTCACGCCACCGATCACGCCGATCGACTTGCGCAGTCTCGACTGGCTATCGTCGCCCATCATCGCCGCGGCTGATCTCAACGTAGACGGGTTCTCTTTCTGATAGCTGTGCATTCGAGCACTGAGCGCACCACGCCCCAAGTGCAGAACTGATCTCGGGATAAAGCCGAACTGCTTATGTAGATCCGCGCGGCGGTCTTGCCCCGCTTCGACAGAAGCTTTCAGCTCAGCGACGTTCTTTGCTTTCTTTGCCTTAGCCATAGAGACGAGCTCCCGCGATCAGAATGATCGTAGCCAATATGAGCGCAACAGCGATCGCGAGCAAGACGATCTGCCCTACCGTTGGGATGCGTGCGCTGTCGATCGCCCTGATCGCTCTGCGCAAACTCTCTAAGTCTTGAATTTCCTCGGGTGTCATCGTTTGAACATCACTTCGAGAATCTTGCCGAGCGTCGTCTTTTTGCTCTTACGCAAGCTCTCGACTCGCTTCGCAAAAGCGTCATACGTCTTGCGACTGATCAAGCCCCTGTACTCACCGAACGCAAAGCGCACGTTGTCCTCGCCTACGTTTTGATCTTGAAACTCACCGAACTCTTTGCGCCCGCCCTCAGCTTCGAGCTCGCCCATCTGCAAAGCGATCGCCTGCATGTCGTTGTCAGAAATCGAGATCGGGAGTTGCCCCTGTTCTTTGAGCTCAGTGATCAGCGCAAGGTATCCCTCATTCCACAGCTCGAAATGATCAGCACCCGCCAGCGTCAGATTGTTGTGATCGACTGCGAACTGCTCAGCTTCGCTGACGCTCTTGGCGTTCACGCCAACCTGCACAGGCAAGCACCATTCCCCTGTTTCTGTGTCGAGCAGTACACCAGCAGGGGGCAGAGACTTTCCTTGCGCCTGCATGCGTTCCAGAGCTTCCAGACGGCCGTTGCCACCCACGAGAGCACCGAGTGTCTCGTCGTAGATCGGCGCATCACGAAAGCCGTATCTGCGCAGGGATGCGATCAGTTTGTCGAAATCGTGGCGCTTAGGATTCTTTTCCCACTTACGAGCTTGGCTCAGTCGAACATAGATGATCGAGAGCCTTATGCCTTTGTCGGTGACGGCCGCGGCCGTGAGCGACTTGTTTGTCATAGTCGCAGACTATATCACAGCGAGCTTTGGCGCGGGCGGCTTGAGCGTTTGTAAGTTGAAATCGAGCCGCTCGAGTGACACCCACAGCGAGCCCGTTCTGCTGATCAGAGGCACATACACATCGATATTGTCAGCGGGGTTGACGATCTTGCCTTGCCGAGTGATCACTGTGAACTTGTGAATGAGCGTCGGCTTCGTCTTGTAATTCATACGAGACGGGTCAGGCACGATCGGCTTTTTCTTGTCGCCCAACACCATGGTCTTGATCTGCGCTGAGTTACCTACGATGTTGAGCACCTCGACGAAATTGCCGCCGAAGCCCAGCGTGTCGATAAACGTATCTCTGTTTCGCCAACCTGCAGGCGGCGAGACGAGAAACTTGTAAGAGCGCCACCCGTTGAGCACAGCAACGAAAGACTCCCACTCAGTGAACAGCTCGATATTGTCTTTGACGAGCTTGCCATCTTTCGACAGCTTTTTGATCGAGAACGGGCAAGTCTCGGGCGTTGCGTTGTAGGGAATTTTTGTGTCGGGGAAATACTTAGGGAACTTGCCGCCCCTGTACGGCAGAGCCATTCGAGAAAGCACGAGCTTACCTTTCGCGTTTCGCATAAACTGGTAATCGTGCTTGAGCTGAGCAAGTCGAGCCATGGGCGCAGTGTACACCTAAACCCCTGAGGTCGCCAAACCACTATAGGGTCAAAATAAAAGAGCTCAGCATCTACGCTGAGCTCTTTCTCGACTAGAACGGGGGCTCGTCGCCGCCTTCTTCTGCGTCGGTCTCGTCGTCGAGATCGGTATTCTCAAACCACATTAGCTATCACCCCCTTTCTTTTTGCGCTCTCTCGCTCGTCGCCCTTGCCCTGAGTGTATTTCGGGGGCAACGATGCGCTTGACAGCTCGAATGTGCTTGCAGTCGCCAGCTTGCGAACCTCTCGGCGTTACGCATTTGGCGCAGACGAAATACACAAAGCCCGTTTTCTTGAAAGAATAGCGCCACACCGTGATCTGCTTGTCAGTGCTGATCTCGGTTACATGCCACGTTTCCTCAGAGTGATTCGAGGCGAGCGCGTGATCTGTGCTCTGATGCTCTACTTTCCAACGTCTCACTTTTCCTCAGCTTTCTCTAGTCGTCAAAGTCTTTACGATCGTTTTCGCCATAGATGCGAATGACGAACGCCGCTTCCTCGAGAGGCAGTTCACGCTTACACCACCTGATCGCCTCGTCTGCGTCTTGCACGAGCCCTTGATGTGTGTACGTCTGATACCCGTCGCCGTTCAGCTCGTAGAGCGCAAAGCCAAAACCCACAACCTCGAACATGCGCTTCGGCGGGAACGTCTCGGTCGAGGCGCAGATTATCTTTCGCCCATCGGGCAACGTGTAACGCACGACGCTCTGATCAGGCTTGCTCACAGATCACGCTCGAAGATCAACCAAAAGACATCACGCACAACATCGGGCGTAGGCGGGCGGCTCTCGGCAATCGGCTTGTCAGAGAACATGCGCATCAGGTTTCCCATCGGTCTGCCACAGTCGAGGCAAGACCACTCGCCCTCTTTCATGCCGACGAACGGAAACTCGGTGTCGTTAGCCTCAAAGATCGAAAAGCTTGCCTGCCACGTCGTTTCGATGCCAGTGCCGATCAAACGCTCGTGCTTGCAGTTGAGCATCTTGTCGATCGCCTCTTGTATCTGTTTCTTTGCGATCTCTCGCATGCGCTCTCTGAGCTCGGGCAAGCCCTCGATTTTGATTGTTACCTTACCCATTGAGCACAGTCTCTTGCATTTCGCTCTCTGAGCAGTAGAACTCAGCGTACTCTCGGCGACATCGATACCAACCGATCGGCGGGATGCCGAAATCGTCGTCAGCAGTGATATCTTGACCGAGTGCAACCATCATCGCTTGATCTTCCGTACAGCCATCGAGTAAAGAGGCTTCGTAGATCGGGCGAGTCTCGCCGTCGAGAATGCCATCGATCACTTTCTGACTTGCAACATCAGAAGCGACGAGCTCGTGCGACGCATCATTGCTCTTGCCGCTACCCAAGACGTAGAGACGCATATTCGCAGGCTCGACAAAGCTGAACTCATGTGGAGAAACTCTCAGCGCTTCGCCCTGATAGATGATCTTTCGAGCTCGAGCATAGTTAGGCTCGAAGCCGAAACCATCCCAAAACAGATCACGGTCGAACGTGGGATCTGCTAGATCGAACTCGATTTCTTCGCCCTTACGTCGCTTCGCTCTGAGCTGAGCGTCAGTAGGCTCGTAGCCGTCGAGATCGCCGATAGCCAGCGCGTGCCGAGCCGAGCTTTGAGCGAAGCCCTCGTGCGCCCAAGGGGTCGACCAAAAGATCGAGAGCTTGGGCGGCGAAACCTCAGTCGGTAGTTTCTTGATCAGAATTATCCACATAGCTAACCCTTACCCTCAACGCTCTTGATCTCAATTGCGTCGAGCTTCTCGAACAAGTTGTCTGCGTCTTTCTGCGCCTGATCAGCCGCCTCTTTCATCGCGGCGAGCTTGATCAGCACAGCAAGAGGGGTTCGCTTTGTCGCCCCGTAACGCTGGCGCAGATAGTAAGCGAGCTCCCGAGCCTTTCTGTCAGTCATTTTGATCTCTATTCGTGCCATTTATCACCTCAGAGTTAATTTACAGATTAACTTCTATCCATCAGCTTTTCAGCGCGCTTGTTGTACTTGGCGATCGCCTTGTCGATAGTACGCAAAGTCTTTTGAGCATCGTTTCGATGTTCACCTAGTAGATAAAGCAGTCTCGAAACAGCAGAAAGCTCATCGTGCAAAACATTATTTGAGCCTTCGTCGAACTTGTCTTGGTAGCTGAGCTCGCTGAGCATGCCGTCGAGAGCGTGGTAACTCTTGCCGCGCTTGATCGCCTTGAAGCTTACGATCTTAGGCACGTCAAATCTGAGCGAGACGACCCAGATCACAACAGCGCCGTCAGGGTCGCCCTCTAAGCCTAGTTGTCGACGATGATCGTGAACCTTGCGAGCATGCAACGAACAGAAGCCGAAGCCATCGATCGTCTCAAACACCTTGCCACGACACTGATGCGAGCCGAACGATCGACCACCATCAGCCACAGAAACGCGGCAACGTTCGAGACTAGGCTTGTAATTGCGTTGAAGAGCGCTTCCTACAAAAACAGTCACGCCAAATTTCTGAAAATCATCCCTCATTTCTTCACCTCATCTTGACTGAGTGCCACGAACTCAACGCCGTCGATCGTGTCGATGATGCCAAAGAACTGATCGTCGCACTCTACGAACACAGGGCGATCGCCGCGGCCAGCAGAGACAGTCTTGCCTCTGAACTCGGGATGCACCCAGAGAAACCACTCGACCAACGTGCCAATCGCCGCGTCTCTGCTCGTCGGGCGGCGTGGCTCTTTGACCTCTTTCGCGACGATCGTGCGCACAGCGGCAGTCGAAAGATTGCGCTTCTGCAAGAACGATCGCTTTGCAAGAGAAACGTTCTCGGCGGCAACGAAATCAGTCTCGTTGCCGCCGATCACCATTGTTACCTTGAACATCTTTTGCTTGCTCATTCCCAGTCTGTGCCTCCACGCCCAAGACCAACAGACGGGTCGTACTGCCCCGCTTCTTCGGCGATCTCGCGCTCGTGATCATCGCGCTCGACTTGAGCACGATCGTCGAGCGGCTTGAGATTGTCGGCAAACGCGGTGTTGATCTCAGATGCGGTTACAGTGCCGGACACATCAGGCTCGCGGCGCTTCACGCCAACATCGATGTAATGATCTTTGTTGACATCCCAAAGGTTGGGCTTTCCATAGTGCGCCATCGAGTCGTAAATCTGCACGACGCGAATGCCGTTCGGGAACTTAGCTTCGCGCTCGAGCACTCTCGCGGCGGCGCGCAATGCTTCCTCAAAAGTTCGCTCTGCGTTGAGCAGAGTCTTGTCGTGCGATACTTGAAAACGATACATGGTGAGCGACATTCTAGCCCTCAGCTTTCTTGCGAGCGCTGGCTTCCGCTCTATGCTGTGCGAACATCTCGTCTCGATGATTAGCCATTTCGTTGAGCTCTTTGACTGTAACCTTGTGCGCTTTTTTCCACGCAAGCGCCAGCAGATCACGTCGAGCCTGCTCGAGTTTTCTGATCTGCGCAGTGAGATTGTCGTACTCACCTTCTTCCTCGGGGCGCATCTTGCGGACTGTGGCGTTCACATGCTCGCGGGTCGCATCAATTCTGTAATTCATATACCCGCCATCAGACGAAAGCACGAACCTGTTTTTTAGGAGCGCACCTGTGCTCTCGACATGCTGAACTTTCATGCCAGCGATCTTGCTCACGCCGACGACTCTCTCTTTGTCGGGATGATGCACGAGCAGGGTTGCTATTTTCTTTGGCAATTTCCAATCGTGCTGTTTGAACAAAAACATTTCGTACCTCAGCTTTCAAATAGTTGAGAGAGGGCGCAGGTCGCGCCCTCTCTCTCGAGACTTCATAAACCGCGTGCTTGCAAGACGGGCGCTATCAGCCACAGCAAGAAGCACGATCCCCCGAATAACAAGAGCATGGCTAAAACAAACCAAGCCCAGTGATTCGAGTTCTTGCGTACTTGCTGGATGAAGCGAGAAATCTTTTGCATCTTTCCCTCAGCTTTCGTCTAGTGCGTTTCGAGTTACATTGAAAATTATACTGTGTCCAGTGTAGGGGTCAAGCCAGCACGAGAGGCTCTTTGCTGACTTACGCTTGAGGTTTACTCGTAAAAAACTCTCATCTTCCAGTTTCGCTTATTTGAGCTCAAACGGGAATTTCCAAGCGCCGCCGAGCACATCGTCGTCGAACATTTCTTGCGTCGCATAAAAGCGCATGCGAAACTCGTCGGGTTGCAAACTCTCGTCGAGCTCAACGGGGTAAGTGTGATCGCCGATCTTGAGCGACAACGCTTTCGGATTTATTCGTAGTGGCGCACCGCACGATTTGCAAGTTTCGTATCTCAGTTTATTAGGCCGCGCACAATACTCGCACTCTTGCCACACCTCGCCCGCGTCAATTTCTTTTTTCAGCGTACCGCCGCGCATCGCAACCGACAAGTTCTCTAACGCTCGAGCCGCGTTCTCGGCTGACATCGAAAGCGAATCGAAATTATCGGTGAGGTACGCGTTGAACTCGGCGGCTGTAAATGGCTTGTCGGGCGGGGGCGGCATCGGCTCAAATGACATTTTATAAAATCGCTTTCTAGGCGTTCTCTACGCCCAACCCATAGCAATACTCACATACACGTCAGCGGGTCTTTTCAGGCTTATAAGAACTGCTAAGAAAGAGCCTTGAGAGACAAATTGAGAACTCATCTTTTACTCGATCTATCCAGCGCAACAAACGTCAGCTCACTTGGCAGATTCAAGCCCCAAGTAAACCACGCATGTTCTTGCCAAGCCCCCGTGCCCTCGCCGCTCGGCGTTTCAAATTTGACGCGACCGCCCAACATCATAATTTGCAAGCCCCCATATTTTCTATAAAGACGCTGACGCTCAACGCCGCCGATAGCAGTAATCGGCAAGAGCAACGCGAACGGTCTTGACAGTAAATAACAGCGCGCAATAAATTCGTCTTTCAAACTGAATGGCGGGTTTGTAATAATGCAGTCGAACGCGTCAGGATGCCAGTCAAGGAAATTTCTCAACCAATAAGTACCTACGCCTTGCACGTCGGTTGCAACGACATCGAAGTTCAACACGCGAAATCTCTCAGAAAGATTTCCTTTTCCGCAGGCGCACTCCCAGATCTTCCAGCGTCGATCTATAAACTGCATGAGCGGCTCGAGAACATAGGGGGGGTCTGAAAGTCGTCGGCGTGTCCTTGTTCCATCGACGCAGGCTTTTGCGATTTTTGTTTTGTCATTTCTTTTTGCTCATCATCTTGTACGCGCTCTCGATCTGATCGATCGCCTTGCCATCGCGCACCATGTTCGTTGTGTATCGCAGAACAACCCAGCCCAACAGCGCGGCCGCGTTGTATTTCTCACAGTCGCTTTCGTAATGTGCGCCGCGATTGTGCGCGCCATTGACCCAAGTGCCGCCCTCAACCTCGATCGCAAGTTTGATCTCGGGATAGCTGAAATCAAATTGCCATCTGCGCGTCGGATGAAAGCGATGCTGTCGCACTGCATCAGGCAGTCGCACTGCGCTCATCTGCGACGCGAGCAATTTCTCAAGGCGCTTGCGCTCGCTCTCTTTGAGCGCTTTCTGAAAACCTGTCTTTGACATTTGATTGTCGATCATGGCACTGTGTCTTCCAAAAGATCGTTCGCAATTTTGAGCGGCGAGTTGATCAGATAATTTTTCACTCGATCAGTTCCGTAACGCTCTTTCTGTTGCAAAATAAAAAAGCGACGAAACTCTCGAGAGTGTCCGTGCTCTGCGTGAAACGCAGAGCACACGATCGAGCAGTTGATCTCGTCGTTGATGTAATCGCGATCGCGTGCGCTCATCTTTTGCACGCGACCTTTCGTAATAAAGACCTCATTCATTTCGAGACCACCACTGCAAACGTGATCGACGAACGCCTGACCCTCACAAGAGAACACGCGCCCGTCGATGATCACCTTTCGCAAGGGATTATCGACGAGCGCGCGCTTTAGTTCTTGACGCTTGTTCATGCGGCTTGCTTTTTCTTTTCTGCTTTCTTGGCCTTGGGCGGCTTGTTCGGCTCGAACTCTTTTGCGATCTCACGCGCGTCTTTGATCGCATCGACAGCGAGCAGGACATGCTCGCGCACTTTTGGATTCGGCGCGAGCTCAGCGAGGTTCGCAAGATCAGTGATCATCTTTTGAGCACGCTCGACAAAAGACTTTTTCTTTTTCTTGTCGGGGTTGATGCGCTCAGCGAGCTCAGTCGATGTCAGCATGCGGTGATCGCTCTCAGGGTCGCTTACCGCGATCTCGAGCCAGTGAATCTGCTCGACGGCCGGCAGTTTTGCGACGACGGCGTGATGCGAGAAAGACAGCTCGGGTCGGCGACGCTCGCGCTCAACGCGCTTGCAGACTGACTTGTTGTTCGCGACGGCGTTGTAGGAATATTCGCCGAAGAGATCGACGACTTGCGAGAACGCTTCGCCGAAAGATTCCTCGCCATCATTGCAAAGATCGCCAACCCAAAACGGCATGGCGCTTTTCATGGTGGCAAGCTTGGGGATGAAATCGCTGAGCTGTTCGATGCTCGGGATTTCTTTGAGCCTCAACGAGGTTGCGTCGAGCTCGACCCACTCAGGTATATCTTGCAACATTGCTACATCATTTTTCATTGCGTGTCGCCTTTCTCGCAAGCGCTCGCTTGCAATTCTTACAGGTAACTTTTTCTTCCCGATCATCCGTGTCGGGCATGTAAGGCGCGCGATCATTCATAAAGTTGATCGCATCGCCGCAGATAGCTCTTTGTGCATCCTCAGTCCAATGCCAGCGAGTCCACACAACGCCGAGCATTGGCGAGACGCGCTTCGCCCAGCGAACAGCATGCGGCTCAGTGTTCATACATCCCGCGATCTCTGAAACGTTCGTACTCGAGATCGTTGTCTTCCTCAGCAAGCCCGTTCTCGTCGATCTGCCGTTTGCCTTGACACGCGGGAAATTGATTACAGCCCCAAAACGGACGCCACGTTTTACCAGCTGGCGGTCGGCGCAGAATCATTTTCGCGCCACAGTCAGGGCAGTAAGGCTCAGGCTTCTCTCGAATGCGAATGTGATCGATCATTTCGAGTCTCCCTCAACGGTCTCTTTGGCCTCAAAGAGAGCCAGCGTGCCAGCGGCGACAACCTCGTCGTCGCTCAGGGTGCGAACTTCCTCGACATCCTCCGCTTCCTCGTAGATCGTTCTGCCATCACGAGAGATTTCAACCCTGACAGTCAGCTTGCTCATAGCAAACTCTCTTGCTGAGCGGCGAGACGCATGTCTGCGCCCTCGAGGTGTAGCACTTTGAAACGTGCGTCGTGAATGCGTGAAGAAAGATAAGCGTCGAGCAGTTCGGGATTCTCGTTGCTCGCCATGATCGTGATGCTTTGACCGCGCAGAGCTCGCTGATAGCGCTCATCCATCAGCACGAATTTTCTTTCCTCAGCGAACTCAGTGCCACGCACACGATCGAACTCGTCGATCGCCAACAGCGGCGTTGAAATCCAGCGAGACAGCTTGATCTCTGAGACCTCGCTCGCGTTCTCTTTGTCGAACGCACTGCGCAGGTCGTCGATGATGCGAGCCATGCTGACGTAGGTTGCAGACGTTTTCTTTTCGAGCATCGTCTTTACTGCGATGTGGAGCGCGAGCGTCTTTGCGATGCCCGTTGAGCCCCACAAGTAGAGCCAGCCATGCCCGCGCTCGATCACGGCCTCGATCGCTTCTCTCGCTTCAAGCGCGCTGTCTGTCTCGAGCAAAGCATCCCACGCGAGCTTTCGCTCAGCGACGTACATGCGTTGTTGAACCTCGAGCGGCTCGTCGTAGATGCCAGCAGGTAACAAACCACAGCTCGCAAATATCTCGAAGCTCATCATGTCTCGGTTGGGGCAAGGCTCAATTCTTCCGAACTTGGGATGACCGACTGGCAGATCGTAGCGAACGTACCCGATGCCATGGCATATCTCACAGTCCTCGGCGCACAGCTCTTTGACGATCTGCTTGAAAACTGGATCTACTTTCGGCTTCTGATCGATCTTGCCTTTTGCTTTTACCTTTGTTGCCATTGCTACCTCAGCTTTCCTTTCGGTGATTGTTGTCGAACAGCTTACACCAGATCAGCAACGAGAGCGCCAGCACGGCGACGATCGAACTCTCGATGATGAGTATTGCCACTAGCGAGCTCATTTCTTGAGCCTTCTGACTTCACGTTCAGCGGCTTCGCGCTTTGTGTTCGCATCGAAGCCCTTGATCGTGGGATTAGCCTTTTCTTCCTCGTGAAGAAAATCGTACTTGCCGTTCAGTATCTTGAGATAGTTCTCGTCGTTGCGCAGAAAGAACTCGAGATCAAACCAGCCCTTGGCGAGTAAGCCTCTGTTCTTGCTGGCTTTCGTCATGGCTCTTTTCCAGTTCGTAGCGAAGCCTTTGTCTTTGATGCGCTTCTCTGCGAGCGAGCGATACTTGGTCGTCGTGATCTTGGGCTGTGCCTTGTCGGGAAACTCTACGCCCCACTGCTCGAGAATTTCGCCCAGAATGTGCTTATGTTTAGAATCTATATCTAATGATGGTTGTAAGGATGATTCGTTTTCACTGGCTGAAATATCTGTCGTTTCACTGACTGAAATATCCTGCTCTGAGGGTATTTCACTGGGTGAAATTTCGCTTTGAGCAGAGATTTCACTGGCTGAAATAACTAGTTTATGTACGTCGATCGTGTAATCTGCCGTGTTGCGCTTCGAGCGCCCCTGATATTCGATGTAGCCATTCGCTTGCAAAGCATCGAGCCCGTCGACGACCGTTGCCTGACCGCGCAGAGAAGTCTTGCGCATCAGACGAAAGATGCTCGGGTACGCACCCTCGCCCTCATCGCTTGCGTGATCAGCGAGAGCCAGCAAAATAAACTTTGCCGTCGCCGCTTTGATCGTCTTATACTCGCCGCTCTTTTGAATCGACAGGTCTTGCATGTCGTGAGCAAAGACGAGCGCCATCAGTCGAACGCTCATCGATCAGCCTCGCGATCCCCAAGCAAGATCAGCTCGAGAGGTTTCCCGATCGCTCTGAGCTTGGCCGGCATCGGCAAGTTCCTATGAAAAATTGTTATTTCGACTGGCTTGATCTCTCGCTTATGTGCCCCGCTCGAGAGACGTTTCGTGAACACTGCGTAAGTTGTGATCTTGCTTATAACCATTTCGCCTCAGCTTTCTATTAGCTTTCGGCGGCTCGAGCGAAAGCTGAGGTGCGAACGCTCGAGCCGCTTACTTGCCTCACTCATACTATCAGAGAGCCCTCGAAAGACAGCCCCCGAATTTGTTGTATCTTTTTCAATGGTCTATGTTAGAATTTCAGTCGAGCTGAGGTGCTTGTGAAACCTGACCCCTGTGCAGTTGGCAAACTACTCATAGCGCTTGATCAGACAGCGAAACTCGCTGGCGTTCTGATCACCGACCCCATGCGTCGACTGTGGCCTGACCACGCTCGAAAGTGTGGGGTTTGCGTTCATGTCTATCACGGCTCAGAAAGCGAGGTCTCATCGAGCGATCGCCCTGATCAGTTCAACCAACCCAAACCATAAGGAGAAAAAAATGCCAGAAGCAAAGAAAGGCGACAGCGAGCTCGTCGTCGTAGCAGACAAAGAGAACAGCATGCTTGATCAAGTTGTTCAGCTCGGCTCAATGAACTTGAGCCCGCGTGATGTCATCGTCTACGCGTCCGCGATCGCGAAAGAGCTCGCGAAAGTGATCGAAGATCAAGCCATGTTCTCAAATATCAACGGGAACAGGTACGTCAAAGTTGAGGGCTGGGAAACTCTGGCCGCAATGCTCGGGCTCACACCCCGCGAGCGCTACGTCAAGTCTCGCACTTGGTCGGGCGCTGACGAGTTCAAGCAAGACAGCGAGCGCGAGTTCGTTGAGTACGAAGCCTACGTTGAGCTCGTGCGCAACACTGACGGCATGATCACAGGCGGCGCTAGTGCGATCTGCGCCACCAACGAGATCACTCGCCCGCGCAACGGCGCACCGCATTACCGCTGGGAAACTGGCAATGCGCCCCGCTCAATGGCGCTGACGCGTGCGACGAGCAAAGCTCTGCGCGTCGCTCTCGCTTGGGTGATCACGATGGCAGGCTACAAGCCGACACCCGCCGAAGAAATGGACATGATCATCGACGGCGAAGTGCGTGACGTAACGCCCAAGGGCAAGAAAGCTCAGCCTGCGGCGAAGCCCGCTCAGAAACTTGAGCGTCCTCTCGCCCCTCACAAACTCGAAGAAGCTTTCGAGGTAAAGATCAAGAAGCTGACCGCTGACGGCTTCACCAAGCTCAGCAAGACCGAGCTGGCAAATCTGCGCGGTGCGTTGCTCGACATCTACAGCGGCAACGAGGATGCGCTCACGACGTTCTTGCGCATCTTTGGCTCAGCGGCAAGCGATGTTGACGAGCTCAGCACCACCCGCGCCCGCGTGCTTCTCGACTGGCTGGCTCTCGACGACAAGGGCGAGCCGAATGAACACTCTGTCGCAGAGGCGATCGGCGCTCTGCACTATGCGAGCGAAAAGATCGCGCAAGGGCAAGGCGGGGAATGAGCAAACAGCTCGCCAAGATTCTTGCGCAGATCATCGACAACCCGTTTGACGGCCGCGGACTCACCGCGGCCGAAACGCGGGCATCGAACCTCGCCGCTCACGGCATGACCTACCAAGAGATCGCCGACGAGCTCAAGATCACTGCGCAAGCGGTCGGCAACACTCTACTCAAGGCGAGCAAGAAAATCGGCGTTCACCCCCGTCAGTTTCCAAACCTGCTGATCAAGCAGATCCAAAAGCAAATCAAAACATATTCTCACTAGACAAGAAAGCTGAGGTTTTTTGAAATGGATAAGTTCCAATCTTTCACACAGTTACACGAGCGAGTCGATGAATGGGATAGCCAGTTGCACGATCACTTCGAGCCCGCGAACGCTCTCAAGCTTGAGGGCTTTCGCCCTGAGCTCGTGAGCGGCAACATAGCGACAAACATGCCTCACGGCCTGCTGACTGAGCACGCGTTCAGGCAGTTGAGCGATCGTCTCGATGTGCCTGCAACGTGGGCATGGGATAACGAACGTTGCCCCGCGCCAGTGCGCAATTACATCTACGGGCACAAGTTCTTGATGTCGAAAGAGAACACTGAGTATCTCGTGCGCATGCGCGGCACGAGCGCCCCGATCGTGCGCGCCGTGCTGACGAAAGAGTACGCGACCTACAATCACCGTGATCTCGTCAACGCTATGGCTGACGCTGTGGGAAACCTCGGCGCAAGTGCGAAAGTCTTTCGTGCTGATGTGGGCGACGAGTTGCGCGGCTATGTCCTGCTCGACAACATCGACTTTGGTGCGATCGGCGGCAACGAGCCGAAAGGCACTGCTGACGGCGGCGGCGCTGGCGGTTTGCGCCCCGCTATCTACTTTCGCAACAGCGAGATCGGCACGTCTCGAGTGCGCATCACAGGCGGTCTCTACCGCGACGTTTGCTCGAACGGCATGATCTTGGGTTGGCAAGCTGATGAGGCAATGGCGATCACACATCGCCGTCGCTCTTATGCGCATGTCTCTGTTCTTGTCAACGAGGCGATCGCTGACGGGCTCAAGATGAGCGAGACTGCCGCAAAGCGTTTTCTCGACATGCGTGCGATCGCCATCCCCACGACGAGCCTCTCGAGCATCGTCGACGGGTGGGCTCAGAAATACGGGCTAACGATCGGCGTAAAAGATAACTGGCTGTCAGCGCTGAGCGGTCTCGGCGAGCCGACGATGTTCGATGTCGTCAATGCCGCTACGTTTCAAGCCCAGTCTCAAGAGGGCGAGGAACGCGAGACGCTCGAGCGGATGGCTGGCGACATGGTCTTTGCCACTCGCCCCGAACTGCGAGCTCGCTAACAATGACTCTGAGGGCAGAGCACGACGCTCTGCCCTCAAGTTAATCTGCAAATTAACTTTTGAAAGCTGAGGACTGAATGACCCCACGCAATGACAGAATACACGAGCTCGCCGAGACCTTGCTTCTCGCCGAAGAAGCCGAGAAACTCTTGCGGTCAATCTGGGAGTTCAATAGACCTGACGGACACTTTCGCACATGGCTCACGTTGATCGTTGCGAACGATCGCGAGAAACACCCTGACCCAAGAACATGGCTTGCGAGCGAGCAGTTGTTGCTCGATCTGCAAAAGCATTTCGGAGAGGATGAGACACGATGATCATCCTGACACCAAGCCCCCGAGAGAAAGCGTCGATCGTCGACGCGCTCAAACTAAAGCACTCGCTACGCGATGCGCTATCCGACGAGCAAGTGCGCGCTGTGTACAACGACGCAATCGACGATGCTTGTAACTTTGCAAGCACTCTCGCAAAACACAACCCGCAATTCGCAATGGCTCTAACCGCCTGCGCTCAACAAATGCGCGGGCTTGAACTCTGAAAGGAAACTATGACAGACGATAAATCCCCACGCATTCACGCAGTCGCAGACACGCTCAACGATCTCGCCGAGCTCGAGACGCAACGAATGTTGCTTGAGGGCGACAAGACTGCAAAGAAAGATGCAGTGCTTACCGACGATCAGCGCGTAGCTCTCGCAGAGATCGATCTCGAGTACGGCGACAAAGAGACCACGGTTGCATCGAAGATCGCCGAGATCCGCGACGCGATCGCGAATGAGGTGAAAGAGCTCGGCGCGACCGTCAAGGGCGATCTCATGCAAGCTGTGTTCTCTGAGCGTGCGACTTGGGACAACAAAGCGCTCGACGGTTACGCGGCGGCGCATCCCGAGATCAAGCAGTTCAAGAAAACGACTCGCATCTGCACGATCAGAAAGGTAGGCGAGCAATGAATGAGAACCAGCTCTACTGTGTTGAAATCTCTGTAGTCGCTCATCCCGCCTCGGTGTACTACGTCGAAGCCGTCAACACAAGCGACGCCCTAAGCAAAGGCTATGAGCAGTTCGAGAAAGACGACGACAGCGATCTCCATATCTCGCACGTCGAGATTACGCATCTTTGCCATGCCGAGGATGTGTTGCGATGAGGCGCTGGCTGATCAAGAGACTTGCAAGCGGCGACGTTCAGCTATTCGTACTGAACAACACCGACAACACCGCCGACGAGCTGAGCCCGATCGCACATCACGCAGACGAGTTCAATTTCGGCTATGGCGGTTCTGGCCCCGCGACGCTCGCGCTGACGATCTTGTGCTCTTACTTTCGCGAGAAAGCGACCGCCGCGAAACTCTACGGCGGCGAGCTCAGAGCGTGGCCGCTTCACCAAGATTTCAAGTGGTCTTTCTGTGCAGGCTCACGCGCACACATCGAGAGCTTTGAGATCACCGAGAAAGAGGTCGAGCAATGGCTGATCAAACAAGAACCAAGCCCGTTGTTGCAATCGGCTCAGATCACAGAGCGGCGATGATCGTCAGCGGGTCTGAGGCTCTCGAGTTTGCAAGTGCACGTCTGCTCAGGGTCGCGATCGCGTTCGCTAAGCAACAGCATCGAGCTCAGCTCAAGACGCTAAATGCTCGATCTCAAAGCGGCTACAGGCGACGTTTCTTAGCACCTCTTACAAGGCAAAAAGGCTAGTCTATGCCTGCACCCATAGAACTATCCACCCTCGACAAGATTCAAGCCTTAGAAGCGAAACTCGCTAAGAAAGACGAGACGCGATCGCGCACTCTGCAAAGGCTCGCGACTGCGCTCGGCGAGACGCTTTCGCCAGTGCGACTTTGGTCGAGTGCGTACATGCACCAAGCGATCAGCGGTAAGATCAAGTCGAGCAAGTTTCTCGAGATCGCCGTCGCTCGCTTGTACGCAAAACTCTTTTTCAAGAAAGACCCTACCAAGTCGACGAGCAAAAAGATGCCCGACACTTACGTTCCGTTCAAGAGCTTGAGAGAGCGAGCTCACGTCATGCGCGTCGTTCCCCCTGATCAGCGTCGCAATGCTTTAGTCAAGCTTGCGAGCAAGGCGAGAAAGGTGTAAGCTTCTCTTTACTTCTCTATTTCTTCTTTCGCGAACGAAAGAGCCCGCCATGGTCAGCGGGCTCTTTCTATTTCCAAACACAGCAAACTAATTTACTTTGAGGGCGCAGGCTTGGTAGTCTTGCGGCCTTCGACGAGCTTCTCGCGATAGTTCTTGTGCAACCAACCCGACAGCGTTGCGATCAAGAATGTCGTGATGCCTTTCGTTACCAAGGGGTCGGCGCTCGAGAAAACCGATCTGAAAAAATCGAGACCGAGGAAGTAGACCACGGCCGCAGGCACGAGAAACGCGACGATCAGCGCCCAGTCACCGAGCCGCTTTTTGGCCGTGCCTTGCACGAACACCTTGATCGACTCGACGACGTGCTCATCAGCGAACGCGGCGGCGATCGCCAGCAGAAACGCCTTGAGGTAAGGCAGAATGAAAGTCAAGAACTGCGCCCAAAATTGTTCGATTGTCATTGCAAAAACTCCTTTTCAAAATTCAACGATTCGATAAGTTGCAAACCCAAAAGACGACAGATCACCTCCTTAGGTTTTTTTATCTTCGATTGTTGAAACGCGGCGCTCAAGACCTATAAGCGCCATGCCTAACAGCTTGATCTCCGAGATCAAGCCGCCGTCTTTGCCAGCTCCGTAGAGACCCTCTTTGATACTCTCGGTGGTTTCTTTTACCTCAGTCACCTCACCCGAGATCAAGTCTTGCGACTTTTTCAGATCGGCAATGTAAGGCCAGAGAATATGATTCTTTGCGGCTTTCTCTCGGTCGTCGATCGTGCGAGATTTTTGAAACTGACTTTGAATCAGCTTCGCTACGATGTCGACTAGCTTGCTGGTGATACCAAGGGCGACAGCAAAGAGACCGATCTGCTCGGGAGTGAGGTTTTCCATGGGCTAGAGTTCCCATCCTTTAGGTGGGTTTTTCTTGGCGTTGTTCCAGAGCACGTTGATTTTTTCCTCGAGCGATGGCTCGTTGGTCGGCAGTTCGATCGGTGGCGGGTCAGGCTCAGGCGCAGGCGTAGCGAGCTTCAAGAGTTTACGCAGTTCGGGAACGCCGCCGCGCATGTACGCATTGAGATCGATGTTGTCTTGCTGAACGCCATAGTCTCGACCCACCTTATAGCCAGCATCAGCCCATTGAAAATTTCCGTCGACGTAGACAGCAGAGCCGCCTGCGAATTGCCAGATGTGGCAGTTCTTCGCCTTCTCGAGCACTCGCTTATCGATGTAGCCGTAGGGGTTCGTTGGCGTTGAGCCGGGCGGCTTTTCTGCTGGCGACTTTGCTTTCTCGTAGTAATACGAGCGCTCGAAATAGCGAGCGAGCCACAGCAGAACGTTGTCGCTCAGCACCCACGTCGCGCCCCGCCTCACCATGTCATTGAGCTCAACGAGACCGCAGTAAAGAAAGACGGGGTCGCCCGTCGCGGCGCTGACGTACTGCATTGCTAGCAAGCACTCGTCGTCTGTTTTCTTGGTGAGCGTATTGCGATTCTTTTCGTAATCCCAGCCGACAAAATGATAGCCGCCGAGCCGCTCGTACTGCTCGAGAAAGTTGTCAGCTTGGCGCTTCCACTCGATCGTGGTGCGCTCATAGTGGTAAGCGCCGCGAATGTCGACGAGCTGAATATCGTTGTGCACGATGTCGACGACCGGATCTACCGCGATGCCTTGCGTGATCTGCTGAACGGCAAAGTCTTGCGGCTTTTTTGTCGCATCGTAGCGACGAGCGTATTCGCCTTTGAAATCAACGCCCTTTGCAAGTGTCTCAGGAACAGCCATGTCTCACCTCGCCTTTAGGTTTTACCAGAGAATCTAAATCTGCGCCCCGTTCGGGAGCAAGAGCCTGCCATAGGCAGGCGGGCGCAGAATGCCCGCGACTCGCTTCCAGTCTTTGAACATGACCATAAAGAAATTTCCACTCGCGGCGGCGATTGGTCTGAGAGGCACAGCGCCCAGCGCCCAGTTCAGATTGGTTGCGCTGTAGCTCATTGAGGACGCCGCCGACTTATAAGAGCTTGCTCCATATACGTTCGTCGCTAGTGCGTTGTATAGATTAGATGCTCCCCCAGCAACCGTTGGCCCAGTGGTTGGGATATTACACGCTAGCCCATCTACTACAACATCGCCAGCCTCGCTTGTTATAGCCTGCGACGGATTATTTGTAGAGGCATTACTTGAAGCCGCTGTTCCTAACCCTATTGTTTCCCCAGCTCCGGCCTTCCACGAAGAAGCCCCGCCCTCGCAATTCGATGCCGTAGTCCACGACGCGGAGACATTGTTTGCGCCATCGGCAGGGTCAGACAATTCAAACATTCTAAGGTTTGCACCCGTGCTTCCGTTCTGTGCCGTATTTGGGATCTCGGTCATCGAGACACCCGCATAGGTCACAGCAATATTAGTTGTCGCAACCCGAAAAGACAAAGTTACGATCAGTTTTTTTGCGTCGGCGTGGCAAGTGTGCGACCAAGTATTCGACGTTGCTCCTGCAACGGCTTGTGCGGTAGCAACATCAAGAGATATAGCCATTTAGGCTTCCTGAGCCGAGGCAACACAGCCCCACTTGGCAGAAACAGAGTCGTAAATAAAGCCGACCGTGAGAACTTTGCTGAGCACTGTTGTCGTTGGCAGAGCCACGCCTCGAGCTTCAAACGACGCCCCCCAAGTGATCGCTCTTGCAGTCGCGTTGTCCTTTATTCGGATGGTTAGCGGCTGAAAATCGACGGGCGTTCCACTCAGGTTGGTCGTCATACTCGTAATCGCCGCCGCGAGCGCCGTGATCGTGTGATAGGTCTCGTTGTTCACGTCGATCGTAGGTGTTGCGCTCGAAGCCTCAGATAGACCGCGCGGCTTCACTCGCCCATCTTCGACGACTTGCCAGTTGCTTGTCGTGTCTGCGATTAGTTTGATGCTATCGCCAGCCAGCCACAGCTTGCGCCAAGCCGTCGCAGTCGAGCCCCCGTTGATCGAAATGCCAGTGTCGCCGATGATCACTAGCGCGAAACCAGTGCCGATCACGTTGCTATCGCCTACTTTGATGTCGAGCTCGATCACATCGCCAACAGCGCCAGCAGGTAAAACAAAGTTTCGATTCGCAGTGAGCCCTGATACGTCTGCAAAATAACGAGTGTTGACCGCCGCGCTGACGTTCGCCGTGGTCGGCGAGATATTGCTGTTCGTCGTGCCCGCCGCCGCCGCGCCAATCAAAGGCGCGCAAATCCATTTCGACAGAGCGCTGTCGTAGATCAGCAGAGCAAGATCATGGCTATCGTCGAGTGTGATGTCGCCGTTACCCATGCAAAGAATGTTTCCCGTTCCGTGCTTGATCACGAGCGAGCGATCAGTGTGATTCGGGCGAATGATCAGCGGGTAACCATCTGCGCCCCCGTTGATCGTTGCGAGCTCGTCGCTGGCCGCGTCCGCTTCCGTGTCGACGCTGTGCCAGTTTTGCGTAATTGTGATCACTCCCGTTGCGATCGTCAGCTCAGTCGCATCTGCAAAGTTTAGATCGCCGTCATCTGCCATCGACTGAGCAAGACGAGCCTTGAGAGTCGCCGCAGAGCCAGCAACATCAGTGCCTAGCTCGGTCTCAATGGCAATCGCCGCGTGCATTGGATTATTTACATCAGCGGCAACAACCTCGTCGACGTTATCGACGCGATCAGTGTGAGTGTCTAGCGAGCCGGGGTAATTAGATGGCATTTTTCCTTTCTATCCCAAAGCCATAGCGAGCAGAAAACGAGAACTAACGTCGCCGCTTCCACCTGTAACTTTGTGTTGCATCTCCAAGCTAACAGACGCGTTAGGCGTAAAGCCCGTCAGGACTCCAATAAGCGGGTGGCTATCCCTGTTATTGCTGCCGACTTGAGCAGAGTGTGTAGCGATCACTTCAGACTCCCGAGTGCCAGTCCCATCGTGGAGGGTGGTCTCTACGAATTCTCCGGTGGTGTTATTCCGCATTCGCAAAGCCCCCAAAACGAGGATCTCGCCGCTGGCTCGCGGGGTGACCGTAACTACTGGACTTTCTGTAACGGCGGCATAGCTTGTCCCGACAATACCGCTACGCTGAGTCAAATCCGAATCCCACGCCACGCCGAGCGCCTCTGCGATCGTCGCCCAAGCAGGCGCAGTCCCGAAGCGCAAGAGCTTGCCGATCGCACCGCCCGTCAGCCATGCTGGCGCGGCCGCCCCACCAATCAGCACCCCGTTCGTTACGAGCGCAAGTCGAGCGGCGGCATCTGCACCCGTCGCGTACACAATATCGCCAGCAGTCGTAAAGAGATCAGGCACGCCCGCGGCGAAGTTGTCTCGAATATAAGTATTGTGATTCGAGGCAGTCCAAACCTGCCCCGTTACGACGGTGGGTACTGCTGAGTAAGCCATTAGCGCTTTCTCGCTTTCATGGTGTTCTCTGCGTGCTGACGTTGCAATTTCAGATCAGAGACTTTCTCGTCAGGTCGCCACGAGCGCGTCAGCATCGGATGCAGAGCGCCGCGACTGCGCTCAGCTCGCATGATCTTGTTCGTGTTGGGCGGGCGCAATAGCGGGCGTTGCTCGAGCTCGTCGTAAATCTGAGCTCTCGCCTCTGCCTTGGGAAACTCAACCTCGTAGTAATCGCCTTTGTTCGCGGCGTTGCCGCAAGACAGGCAGAACATCACAGGCTCGTCGAGCTCAACCATTTCTGCCCCTGAGCAGTTCGCATCGGGGCAGTCGGCAATCCAGCGCTCAAAGTCGATGCGAGCCTGCACGACACCTCTCACCTTGCCAGTCGGAACAAAGTCGATCGTGCCATCCTTTATTCGAGCTCGAGCGATCTTTTGAATGCGTGCGGTGTGAGACGCGACAAAATCTCGGGCGGCGTAATCTTTGCCTGTAACGTACTGATCATCTTGCGGGATGCGCTTGTAGGTTTTCATAGGCCGAAACTCGATGTAACTCCGATCTCTGTTGGGAATTGCCAGCTACCAGTCAGCACTGCGAAAGGCTCTAGCTTGAACATTGTGCGCACTTCCTGCACTGTCTCGCCGCTCTCGTGCTCAATGTACCCTATGCGGTAATCGTCGGCAATCTCGAGCGACGGGTAGCTTCCTGTTACTTGGCTCGTCAGGTCAGGTGTGAATTGTTCCTCGAAGCGGTTCTCGAGCCTGATGATCGGGCGCGGGCGCTTGCTCGACAAAAGATCAACGAGGTACTCGGCTAGGTCATTTGCAAAGTTGATCGCCTGTTGCCATGGCAGTTCGAGCTTGAAAATGCGTTTACCCTCACCACTGATCGCGTAGGACGCATCGAGCGAAGCAAGAGCATCAGCCCTCACTTTGATCAAGGTCAAGTGCGCGTCCGACCCGTTGTTGTTCTGCACGTTGAGCAGAGCTCGAGAGCCGAACCAAGTCGGCGTTACAACGATGTCGGCTGTGAGGTTCGAACCGCTCCCATCGGCGGCAGTGTTGGCTGTGTAGTCTGTCGTTGCAACGGGGCTGATCGGGTTGATCACAGGCACGATCTTTCCCTCGAAGCTGAACTCAGCCCATATTTGAATCGCCTGACCCGCAGGCACAACAGGAATTTCACGATGCCGCCAGACCTCGCTCGTTGCTTGTGGGCTCAGCGGTTGCACTTTGATCGAGACCTTATCTCGGTAAGACTTGAACACGTTTGCCAAGCCAACATCTTTCAGCGATGTCGCGTCTTGCAGAGTAACCACACTCTCGTCGATCTGATGACGGCTGGCAAAAACAGCGTTGCCGTTTCTCGCAATATAGAATCTGCCGAACTCAGAGTCGGCCAAGTCTTTCAGTGCCGCTGACGGGCTTCGCCCATCTTCCCACCAGTAAGCGATCGTCTGACTTGCGATACCAATATTTCGCCCATAGATCGCAGGCCACTCAGTCGCATCGAGCACAGCATCGATCGCGTCGCTCGTCAAAACATCTTCCTGAATTGCAATGCTGACCTCGTCAGCCCTTAGTTTGTTCCAGCCGTCGACGATCGTAATGACTGCTTTCGCATCTGCGCCGTTGCCGACGAGATCAATGTCATCGATCTGCCCTGTGATCAAGTCCTCGCGTGTTCCCGCAGATCCGTCTTTGATAAAAAAGTTGATGTACTTACCCTCTGCAACGTTCGGGTAAATCGGCGAGCTCGTGTTGAGCGGGTTGTACCGCTGATCTCTATTGTCGAGCTCGATCACGACCTCGCCCTCTCGGTAGGGCGCAAAGCCGCCCTCGTCGCTGTCTCTCAGATAATTCTCTCGCCCACGACGCGAGAACCATTTGAGCAAACGATCGGGCGCTTCGTTTGCATCGTAGTAACCGTCCTCATCCCAGTCGACGAGAACGCCATACAAGAGATTCGTGTTGTCACCCGTCGCCCCGTAGAGAACGCTAGTGCCGTAAGTGAAAGTTCCAAAGAGAGCCATCTACTGTCTGCTCTCTCTGATCGCTCGCTCGACCTCTCGACGAATGATCGGAGCGATCTTGTCTTGAGCATCGCGTGTTTCAGCGAGCGAAAGAAACGACGAAAGAACGACGTTCACATTTAGATCGCCACCGCTCCAGCCAGCACCATTCGAGCCGCCAGCGTACTGCGTCGCCTCATCGATCGGGTAGACATGACCGTTTTGACCCGGCACAAAGAGCTCAGCGCGGCGGTTTTCACCGACAAGATATGACTTGCCAGCCATCACGTCGCCGCCCTCAGCTCGCTGACCCTCGACGACATAAGTGCCTTTGCGCGGGTCGTAATAGCCGCCACTGCCGCCTCTGTAGATAACGTCAAAGCCGATCTGGTAAGTACCTGCGGCATCTTCGGCGTTGAACTGGATCTCGTCGATCTTTGCAAGCACAGTTTCAAAGCCATCGCCAGCGGCAAGATCAACGAGAGCGCCGTCGATCGCAAGAGTTGCCTCTTTAGTCTTGGTGTCAATGAGACCCCAGTTCTCAGCGACCTCGAGCAACAAGCGACTCTCTTCCGACGTGAGCTCATCTACAGACGCGCGTTGCACGAGCAGATCAAAGACGATCTGCTTTGTTGCTAAGCTGTGCTCGGCCGCGTTGTCCTTGATCTGTTGCTGAATATCGGCGAGCTTTTGTTTGTTCTCGTCGAGCTCTGTTCTTTGCTCATCGGTTAGCCAGCTCATACCGTTCAGCTCATCGACGCGAGTTTGCACGTCAGCGGCTTTTTCTTCCAGCGTTTCATTCTTTTTCGTGAACGTGTCGAACTCTTTGCCGAGCGGACCTTTTACGAATAATTGCAAGTCCTCGAGCGAGACCAGCAACCCCTCAGTCGCCAGAGACATTGAGCTGTACGTTGTGGCGAGTTCTTCACGCATGACAAATAGTTGCTGAAATGTGTAAGTTGCCCCGTCAGCCATTTCGTACAGGCCAGTCGACGCTTCATAGCCTGCAACGCCTGTCCAAGTGAGCGCGTCTCGCATCAGCAAGAGCTCGCCGTAGGTCACCCGAGCGCCGTTTTGCAGATCATAAAATACCTCGGTCATGTCTTCGTTGAAATCTTCGCTTGTAACCCCAAGAATTTTATTTGCCTCTGCCGCATCGAGAGCGCCGCGAGCAAAGTCGCCCATGACCTCTACTGCAGGCGCGGCGCGATCTGAAAAGACCACGATGCCGAAATCGATCAAGTCTTGTATTGCCGAATTGAAACGAGTTGTCGCATCGCCTGCTTTGTAGCCTTGCGCTTCGAGCTCACCGAGTTTCTCGCGTGCGACTTCCATCGTCGCCATAGCGAGAGCAGTGCGTTCGTCGAGGTTGCCCGTTTCTCGAGCTAGTTCTTGAGCACGAGTGCGCACCTCTTTCATGCTGATACCGTAATCCTTGAGCCCCATGATGCGACCCGTCGAAAGCATGTTTGAGAAATCTTCGATCGCGGGGCCAGCTTCCTTGCCGAACGCGTCGCCGAGTGTTACCGCGATTCGAGTAACCTCAGCGGCCTGAATTGCATTCTCTGCGAGACCCATTGAGAAAAGACGAGTTGCGGCACGCGTTGCATCGAAACTGCTGAGCATGCCGTCTGACGCGTCGCGCACTGCTTTCGTAGCGAACGCCGCCGCTTCTGCGCTTCCCGTGTAAACAGTCAGCGCCGCTTTTGCATCTGAGATTTCCTCAGCGCGCTTGAGCAGATCGAACGCCCCCTTGAGAATCATCCCAAAGGCGGCGATCGTCAACGAGCCAGCAAAGGCAGTCTGAATGAACCCGCCGATCTTGCGATCGAGCTCGCCGATCGACGGGGTCGCTGTTTTCTTGGCGACACCACCGAGATCAGTGAGCTTGCGGTTTACCTGCTCAATAGGCTTGCTGGCTTTGTCGGTCGCTACGAGCTCGACCTCTACTCTGCCTGTCGCTGTCGTTGCCATTTATTTTTTCTTTTTCGCTCTCTGTGCCGCTTCGTGCATTTCGTTTCTTGCTCTGTTTCTTTGCTTACGCTGAGCAAGAAAGCGCTTCACCCATTTCTCGCTGGCTTGCTGTTCAACAAGCCACGGCGCAGTGCCCCACGCCTCAGCCATTTCGAGAACGTCTAGCCACCTTGGTAAGACTGTCGGAACACCCTTGTAATAGAGCTTGAGGTCTTCTAGCTCTGCTTTGGTGACTGTGTAGGCTGAGCCGACAATGTAGGGTTTGCTGAACTCACGTTGCCCGTCAGCGCTTCAAGAATTGCGTCGAACTGATTTTCGGTCAGCTCCATGATCGCGGCGAGAGCCTTGTCTCGATCGACAGGTTCGATCGTGTATTTCAAGATCAGTTGAGCCATGCGATCGATGTACTCAGGCTTGCGACGTTCATTCAGGGGCGCATTCAAAACAGCCAAGCGTTCACGCTCACGGCTCAGATAGCCCGGCGCATCGCTCTCGGGTAGCTTGATCTTTATTTTGGGGGTGGGCGCTCTGTGGGGGGCGGCGAGCGTCTTGTTTTTTGCTCTGTTTCTCGACATGATCGAACCTTTCAGGAAGCTCTCTAAGCGCACGTTTCGGCGTATCTATGTCATCACTCGCAAGCGCACTCTCAGCGGTCAAACTAGCTTATAAGAACCACTAAGAAATGCGCCTGCGAGCTTCGTTGTGAAACTAAGGAACTGCTGTCAGCTCGTTGACGACGGTGAACTTGGCAAACAGCGCCGCAGTCGGGTTGTAGCTCGCACGGAAACGAGCGTTGATCACGTCGTTTCCATCGCGCTCACCGAGCTTGTCGAACTTCTCGAAGCGACCCGCCAGATCGATCAGCAGAGTTTTCAGCGAGTAAGTTGTGCCGGGGGTTGCGACCGCATTGCCCTCGAACTTCAAACGGATCTGCTGAGGTGTCTCAGCACGCCACAGAACTTTTTTCGCTTTCGAGATCGCGTCATGCTCGAACGTAATGTCGAGCAAGACCTCGGACTCGACCTGCTTGTGAAAGCTGAAATACTTGTTGCCGTCGCCAGTAAAGACAGGGCGAAAACCCGTCTTGACTTGCAGGCTGAAATAAAGCCAAGTATTCGCAAGCACAGTCGCGCCCAGTGTGCCGCCAACAAGATCAGCGTAAATCTTGCCTTTAGAGAACAAGATGTCCTCGACAGAGGGCGCGGCCAGTGAACCCGTGAAGCTCGAGACTGTGAGCTGACGACCGAACCAATTTGCCGCGTGCATGACCGCTTCGCCCGCGTTGCCCGACAGCGTGAAATCTTCGACGAGGCTGTATTCCATTTCTTCGACTTCCTCGTTGTCGCCGCCCTCGATCGTGTACGACTTGGGGGTCTTGGGCGCAGTCGTCGCCATGGTGTAAACGTAGATATAGTCCGAGCCAGTGCCGTCTTGCGTGGGGGTCGCAGTCATCACGCCAGCTTCGAGCGTGTGCAAAAGTTGCTCGAACGTTGCCTCGCTATCTTCCTGCGCCAGCTTTGCGGCCAGCTTCGGCTGATACGAGTTGTCGATCGCGCTCAGATAGCCGACGTGCTCGTTGCGCTGTTTCTGCTCGCGTGCATCTTCGAGCGTACCCTTCGAGCGCAAGATCGTTGTCGCCGCGACCGCTGTGCCAGCAGTCGACTCACGACCTAACTGAAGTTTTCTAAGTCCTGAAACGCCTGCCATGTCTTACTCCTTTTTCCCTTTCGGGTTAGCGGGTTCATAAAGGCCACAGACGACGAGATATTCTTCGCCGCCCGCGTCCTTGTACAGCTTGCCAGCGTCGCGGGCTTCATCAGCCGTCAAATCTCGAGCTGGCACATCGTGCAAGAAACTACCTTGGCCGATGTAGACGTAAGCGATAACTCTCTTTTTTCCGTCAGTCATTTTTTCCTCTCTAACATTACGCAATTGGCGATTTCATCTTGACATCGATTTGAAATAGCCAGCCAATGAGCATCTGATCGCCCCAAGGAACATCACCGAACTCGTACCGAATCTCGATGATCGTGTCAACGTTGCCGCTGAGCGCCACGTCGCCAAGTAGTTTGTCTGGTAGGTCGTCGCTGTAATTCATCAGCGTAGTTACCTCGCGCTGAAAATCACCTTTCGCCGCGACTGCAATGATCAGCTTGAGCGTGTGCAGGCCGCGCTTCGTGGTCGCATCGTCTTTAGTCCACTTGCCGTTTCCCACCCACGCGATCGCGGCGGGGAACACGCTGATCTTGTTAGGCGGCTTAGCGGTGCGCAGTCTGATCGCGTTCGCACCGCTCGAATAATTTGCAGTGATGATCGCAATAATTGCGTCGAGAGCGTGTTGAATTTTCTTATTTGCTGGCATTGAAGTTCACCAAAATCTCGTCTTTCATCATGTCGAGAAAACGATTGATCGTCGCCATCGAGCTTTCGAGTGCGCCGCGCAGATAACGTCTAGGTCGCAGACCGCCACGAATAGCGATCGCTCGAGCAATGGCGTAGCCGCTCGAGAAGCCGTGCAGTTGCGCCCATCTATTGAGCGCCGCGCCGGGCGGGAAGTGTCCGGCCTTGCCACCGTCGCCATCTGACAGCCTGCCCGTTCCGAACTCCATGAAAGGCGCATACGCAACGTTCGTGCCGATCACAGCTCTCGTCGGCACTGGCGCACCCGTTACCGCGTGCGTGATGCTTCCACGCAAGCGCCCCGTGTCGACAGGTGATCTGCGACGAGCTTCGCCAGAGACAGCGATCGCTGAGCGCGTCATAAAGTTCAGCACAGGGCGAGCGATCAAAGCAGGCGATAGCTTCTTGATGATCGCGTCGAGACCTTTGATCTGCACACTTAGGCCGGCCATCAGCTCGATATGCCTACCTCTCGCACGAACGGGAGCACCATAGCCATTACGTCGTCGTCGATTTTTACCATTTGCAAATTGATCGTGCCAAAATCGGTCGCTGACTGCACGCCGTAGATCGCATCTTTGCGTTTGAAAATACGCATGCTCTGCAAGATGCACCCCTCAACGATCATTTCAGGAACAGCCGCCCAGTAACCGAACGTCGCAGTCAGCTTGACACCTTTGCGCACGCCCCTCGGAAACATGTACAGCCCGTTCGGGTTGGCCTCGATCTTTGTGTAAGGCTCGAGATCGAGAGCGGCGTTCTCAGGCAGAAAGTAATAGTCGCCAACGCCCCAAGTGTTTTCATACACCCCGTCGCCGTCATCGTCAGTCTGCAAGCTCGAGATCGCAGTGAAATCAAAGACCTTGAGTAGATCCGCGTACTTAGCTTTGAAATAACGCGTCTCTGATGCCTGCCAAAAGCGACGACCCGTGATGTCGTCGATCTTGCGAGAGACCGCACCGATGACGTTATCCAGCTTAGTATCGTCGGCGGTGTCGCCAGCGGTGATGTCGAGACGCGCTTTCACCGCCGCAAGTGAAGCGGCGGCGTTTGCGGCTACGTCAGCGTAAGGGTGTACGAGTGCCATCTAGTCTTTCATCGCCTTGAAATCTGATCGAGTAATTACGCCTTGATCACTTGGGCTTCCCTGCCTGTCGGCGGTCGGCCACACGTTTTCAGGCTTTACTCTTTTTTTTCCTCGGCCTCGAAAGCCACGATGCGATCGATCAGCTCAGGCTTCTTACCCTTCTGGCTCAAGCCGTATTTCTTTGCCAGCGACCACAGGTTCGTCATGCCGTCCTTGCCAGCGCCGACGACTTGATCGAGCTCGTGAGCTCGAGTGCCCTCGGGATAGACAGAAGCCTTTTCGACTTTCTCAGGCTTCTCGCCTTTCTCGCCAGCGACGGCTTTCGACTTGGGCGCGCCCTTGGCTTTCTTCGAGCCAGTGACGCGATCAGCTCGCGGCCAGTCGCCTTCGCGGGTCTCTGCCTGAGTGACCATGCGATTCTTTTTCGACTGCTCAACGATCGGGTCGCTGTCAGCCTTATAGCCCTTGAGCACGCCGGGGGAGTCGCTGTTCACCATAGCGGCAACGTCTTCGTCGAGTTGCACCTTGTCGCCAGCCATCCAAGGCCCGCCGTACGAGCTCGCGTAATTCCAAGCGATTTCATAAGTCTTTGTAGCCATTACTGCCTCCGCAAGATTTCAAAGTCGAGAGCATCGATCACCTCGGGTCGCCTCAAGAGAGCCGCAGGTGTGAAACGTAAATTCATTTTCGCATTTGCAAGCGCTCGATCAGGCATTTCACCTGCGTTCAAACGCTTGATCAAGAATTTTGCCAATTGCTGAGCGCCAGCTATGCGGGTCTTGCCTGCATAGTTCAAGCCCTCGCCGCCGATCACAGCTTGCGCACCAGCGTCATAAAACGCTTGAGGGAAAGCTGTCTTGGTGAAGTTGCACGCAGTCGAGAAAACAACCACATCGCCGAGCTTCGCATCTTTCAGTGTGTTCACGTTCAGAGCGCCTTGCTGACCCTCACGATCGAAATACAAGTAGATCGAATCTGTGAAGCCGTGCAAGTCGAGATAGATCACGTCGTAGCCAGTGAAAAAATCTGCCTGCAATGCGCCAGCCCACAGAGGCGGGAATGCCAGCACATTGCCAGCATCCCCGATTACCTCTAAGGTTGCCCTGAGGTAGCTGTGAGCAGTCAGAGCAAGAACAGATTTCAAGAGCAGGCTCTTAGTCGACCGTATACAAGATCGCCAAACGAGCCGCACCCGCGGTCGCGTTCGCATTCTGGCCTGTGTACTTGCAGAGCACGGTGATGTCGCTTGCACCAACATCGGCCATTGCGATAACCATGTCGGCCGCGTCACCCATACGGTTGATGCCAGCAGTGCCGCCAGCGAGATCATCCACATATTCGTCGGGGTCGCCGCTTGTCGTGCCGCAGGCGATGAGGTCAGTGCCGCTGTCATCGAATGCAGTCGATACCCAAAACGTGATGTCGACGATGTTTGCATTCGCAGGAATGACGCAGATCGTTTTGTTGGCGGTGTCGCCAAAAGCGACCGTGTTCTCGCAGGCAAAGATCAAGCCCGAGTTAGTAGAGTTTTGGGCGATGACATCTGCACCCGCAAGAACAGTCAGACCACCGTCTTTCACGAGCAAGCCGTCAATCGTTACACCACTCGCGGCCGTTGTCTCTGCGATCGTATTTGTCGCGATCGTTGAGCCCGAGAGAGCTGTAAGCAGGTTGGCGGTAAACGTGAAATCATCAGCGCCGCTGATCTCGACATCGATCTGATCGTCTGTTGGCGAGCTGAGCGTTGTGTCAGCATCGGCATCCAAGATCAGCCCGTCAGCTTCGCCGTTGATGTCAGCAAAGCCACCTGTGCCGAGTAACCAGCCTAAATCCTTGATCAACAGACCGTCGACAGTAACGCCGTTAGTTGCGGTCGTTTCGTTGATCGTGTTCGTTTCGATGCTTGAGCCGCTCAGCGCACGAAAGATATTCGCCACAAAGCGGAAGTCATCAGCGCCGTTGATCTCAACGTCGACCTGATCATCGGTGTCGGCAGTGAGCGACGTGTCGGCATCTGCGTCGAGCGTGAGCTCTAAGCCGTTCAAGTCGACCACGCCCGAGACAGTGATGCCTGCGGACGACGTGATCGCGCCTGTCGCGCCGTCGATGCGCGCAACCTCGGTCGTGTGATTGTCTGAGTAGACGATCACATCAGCGCCGTTGTAGAGGTAAGCATCCTCACCAGCGTCGATGCTGATGCGCTCTCTTACCCCGCGAGCTTCGATGCCAGCGCTCGTTTCGTTGAGCAGAAAATTCACTGCAAAGATCGAGACGATCAGGCACAAGATCACGGTCGGCCAAGAAACTTTTTTCAGAAAATCTTTCATGTCTACTTTCCTTTCGAGAATAGGGGCGGG